GTAGCAAAGGCGGTCTGCGTCGCGTGTATACCGAGATAGAGAAACTAAAGATGACGCAGGGATGAGCAAGCGTGCATACAGCGTTCGTGACATCGAGGCTAAGAAATGGGTGACGCTGCCGTGGGGCGAGAAATGGAGCTCCCCCTTTGGTTATCCAGCCGACAACGCCCGTTGGTTCATCAGCGGTGCGAGCGCGAGCGGCAAGAGCTCCTTTGTGATGCAGCTGGCCAAGGAGCTTTGCAACTATGGCAGGGTGCTTTACATGAGCTACGAGGAGGGCGTGAACCAGAGCTTCCAGCGTCGGCTGGGCTATCTCCACATGGACGAGGTGCAAGGGAGGTTCCGTGTAGCGATGGGCGACACATGGGATGAGCTTGTTGCCCGTTTGAAGAAGCCGAAGAGCGCGAAGTTCATCATCATTGACTCGTTTCAGGTAGCCCCCTGGGACTATCCCGAGGCAGTAAAGCTCATGGAGACCTTCCCAAAGCGCTGCTTCATCTGGATCAGCCAGGAGAAGAAGAGCCAGCCGTTAGGCGGCGGTGCGGTGCGACTGAAATACATCTGCGACATGAAGGTGCGGGTCGTGGGCTACAAGGCGTACTGCCAGGGGCGTAGCATCGGCGAGGCCGGTAGCTACTTCACCGTGTGGGAGGAAGGCATACTGAAGACCAGCAACCAGATATAACTGCGGAGAGGGCCGCTGCCCAGCAGCGGCATACAGAACCCAGCGACGGGAAGCGACGGGGCCACGGCACAGCCGCGGCAAACCGGACGGCTGACGCACAAGAGGAAAACGCCGGGAGATATTTATTAACTAAAACGATAACGGATATGGACGAAGTGATTGAGAAAATAGTTGCTGAGGCGAAAAAGCAAGTATCGGAGTTTGGTTACAGCGACCAATGGCAGATACTGAGTGAGGCATCTCAGCGACTTGAAGACTTGGGGCATGAGGCCCTGAAGCTTGAGTATATGATAGAAGACATGGAAGGAGGTGAGGAATGAGTGAGGAAAGCAGAATGATAACGGTGCGCGCCCCTCACGGACACATCACCCACGAGCGTTTGGTGCTTCATGGCCTCCGCTGCGGCTACTGCCAGGGCAACGGCTGGTTCTGGGGGCTCGACGAGATTGGCGAGAGTGTGAAGGAACCCTGCCCGATATGCAAGGGCCGGAAGACGGTAGAGGCCGAGGTGAGGATAGAATGGAAAGCGGAGGATGGCGCGGGGGTGTAACCCCGCGAACAGAACTGGAGGGTATAGAGACGACAGAAGCAAGGGCCGCTGCACAGCAGCGGCGTACAGAAACCAGCACGATATAGACATGATAGAAACAAGTAACCATCAACAATTAAGATTATGAGTAACATTTTAGAGAATTTGAAGAAGCGTCTGCAGGTGTGGCATGAGGAACGTGCTGCCCGCATGGAAGCCGCCCGCCAAGCGGAGCTTGACGAGGCGTCCCGCCGAGAGGTGAATGTGATGGAGTTTAACGGCGCACTCTACTTGAGCGTAAGCGGTGTGCCTTTGTTGGGCATCGGCGACATTTCGGGCGACCTGCCGAGTGCCGTGCAGGCAGCCCGTGAGAACTATAAAGACTGGAAGGAGGAGAAGCTATGGGAACGGAGAGGAACTACGCACGCTTTTACGCTCTTCTGAAGAAGATGCCGTATGCCGACAAAGCGACGCTCGTGGAGCAATACACTCATGGCAGGACGACCCACCTTCACGAGACGACGGCGAGCGAGTACCGCACGATGTGCGACGAGATGGAACGCGTGACGGGGTATGCCGAGCGCAGGAAAGCCCTGCAAGCCAAGCTGAGGAAGAAGCGCAGCGCCTGTCTGCGTCTGATGCAACAGCTTGGGGTGAACACGACAGACTGGCCGACGGTGGACAACTTCTGCCGTAACCCCCGAGTATCTGGCAAGCGTTTCGCCCAGCTGGACGAAGAAGAGCTTGGCACCTTGCAGGTGAAGCTTCGGATGATCCAGAAACACGGCGGTCTGAAATCCCGGCCGAAAGCGCAGCCCAAGCCGGAGCAAACCACGATATACATTCCCTTAGGCGGAGACACCGCCGAGGCATAAACAATAACCCATTAAAAACAAAGAACAATGGCAAAACGAGTTAAGAAAATCATCATTACCGGCGTGACGCGCGAAGCCGCCGACGAAGCCTTCGCGAAGTATGCCAAGGCCGATGCGGAGAGCGCGAAGATAACGGCCGACATCGAGCTTCAGTGCGCCAAGATCCGCGAGAAGTACGCCGGCCGCCTGGCCGAGCTGGACGCCGCGAAGACGGTAGCCTTCGACACCCTTCAGAGCTTCGCCACAGAGAACCAGGCCGAGCTGTTCTCGAAGAAGAAGAGCCTTGACATGGCCCACGGCGTGATAGGCTTCAGGACCGGCACGCCGAAGCTGAAGACGCTGAAGGGCTTCACGTGGGCGAGCGCGCTTCAGCTTGTGAAGGAGTTTCTTCCGGGCTATGTACGCAAGACCGAAGAGGTGGCCAAGGACAAGCTGCTTGCCGACCGCGACATGGATGTGAGCGTGAAGGACGGTGCAGGCGAGGTGAAGCTGAGCCAGGAGATGACTCGCTGCGGCATCCAAGTGGTGCAGGACGAGACCTTCTATGTGGAACCTAAGAAGGAGGAGACGGCATGAAACGCAAGGTGATACGTCCTGAGAAAGTGGCGCTGTGCCGTCTGTGTAAAGGCACGGGCACAGTTCCGGGCAAAGACAAGCATGGGCGCTCCCTGCTTCGCGTCTGCCCGCAGTGTGAGGGCAGCGGCCGAGTGAAGGTGAGCGGCGTGATGGAATTTGACATTCAACCCTACAAGGAGAAATAGCGAGCAATGAAGAATCGTCGTGGAGTAAGTTATCAGAAACGTGTGGAGGAGATCAACCGGATATACGACCACTGGGCCAAGCGCGGCGTATCGAACCGCGAGATATGGCGTCGGTACGTATATCCCCGCTATGCCATCAGCGAGCGCACGTTCTATAACATACTCAACGCGAGCGCAGAATCCAAGAACGTGATAGCTGACGACTGCCGTCAGCTATTGCTGTTCAAGGATGAGGACTTTGAGTAAGTGGCCGCTGCAGAGCAGCGGCTTACAGAACCAAGCGACGGCCTGTAAGCCGCCGAACAGAACGTAGCAAGGACTGATTATGGCAAGCGACATGGAACGAGGCCTTCAACAGGTCATCAGGAACATACTGAAAGACATCAAGGTGGAGCTTGGCGACGAGTTTGACAGGAACTTTGAGCGTCAGGGCTTCTTTTCGGAGAAGTGGCAGCGCAGGAAGAGCCCGACTCGACCTGGCGGTGCGATACTTGTAGATACGGGCAAGCTTCGCAGGAGCATCAAGAGCACGAGCACGTCGGACAGCATTGTGTTTTCGAGCGACCTGCCCTACGCCTCCATCCACAACGAGGGCGGTGAGATTAAGGTAACGCGGAAGATGAAGGCCTACTTTTGGCACAAATACTACGAGGCCACCGGTTCCTTCAGCCGCAAGAAGAACGGAGAGCCAAGGAAGGACAAGCGGACTGTACAGCTGAGCACAGAGGCCGCTTTCTGGAAATACCTCGCACTGATGAAGGAGGGCAGCAGCATCAAGATACCGAAGCGTCAGTTCTTAGGCGCGTCTCCTGAGGTGGAGCAGGCCGTGAGGGAAATCATTGAAGAGAATTTAGGAGAATATTTCAACGACGTAAAACTGAAATAATCATGATGAGAGAAGAATTGTTTGAAGCCATCAAAAGAGCCATGGCTGATACAGAAGTGAAACATATAGACTTGTGGAATCACAACGTAGAGTTTTTGGAGCAGGAGGATGCGTGGCCCATGCCGGCATTGTTTGTGGAATTCGGTGCCATCAGCTGGGAGCCCGTTTCGGGTCTTCATCTTCGCGGCACAGGTGAGGTTCGCCTTCATCTTGTAACGAACTGGAGCGAGGGCGGCTATGAAGCTGCTTTTGCCTTGTGCAGCGAGGTGAGCGTACGTGCTTGCGGTCTGAGCGGTAAGTGGTTTGACCATCTGCGTCTTCTACGCACGGAGACGAACCACAATCATGAAGAGATACTGGAGAACATCGACACGTACAGCGTGCGTTATTTGCGCTATGGCGGATAGCGGTTATAGAAGCTATAGCAGCCATAGACGCGATAGAAGAAGCCCCGACGGATGATTTACCGCCGGGGCTTTGTTGTGCCAACACGAGGCAGCGAAAGACCTCAGACGGCATTCTTCTTGAAAAGCATCATATCGGTATATGAGGAACTGTAGTTCATGTGCTGGTTGAACACCCTCAGCTCAGCACCCTTGAATGGATTTCCTAAGCCGGGATTGCGCCCCATCCATTCACATAATTCAAGGATGGACGATTTGTTGGAGGTGAAATATACGAATGAATGCCCTTCAAGCACCTTGATGACATCGAGATAGTCGGTCATGCCCCAATACATGTTGTAAGTGGAGACATCGGTGGAGAGGTATGGCGGATCAACGAGAAAAACCACTCCAGGGCGATCTTTGTATTGACGGACGAGTTCCTTGTAATCACAGGAAGTGATTTCAAGACCATGAAGATAGTCGTCGCACACTGGGTAGTCGTTCTTTCGGATATTGTTATAAAGAGCTTCTTTTCTCATTCCATCAATGTCCGTCTTGTATTTCATGGAAAACATGAGAGACGAAGACAGCGTGATGAAGTCAACAAAGCCACAGTCCAGTTCTTCCTCGATACGGTCAAATATCATCTCACGCAATGGTTCACGGATTATTTTATGCCTTGGCACGCTGTCGCCCACCATTTTCCTGATGTCGGCAATAAGGTGATTGGTGCGGGGAATGTTGTCTATGCGCCTACGATAATTGTCGAAGTCATTATAAATGACCTTAGAATGTGGTTTGAAGTGCTTTGTAATATGAGAGAGCAGGCCTGAGCCGCCGAAGAGGTCAACGAATGTAGTGCCATCGGAGAACTGATGAAGGACCTTGATAAACTCCTTTGCGAACATTCGTTTCTGGCCGACGAATGGCAGCGGTGCGGAAAGATACAGCTTGCTCATACGTTCAACTCGAATTTAACGTTGTCGTCTCCATCGAGCAGGAGCCGTGTACGCTCCAGGTTGTTCTCGTAGATATGCACATTGCCGATGTTGAGCGTTATGGATTTCAGAGGCAGCTCTATCTGCCTTGCCATGAGATACAGATGGTAGAGGTCGGCTGGCAGTCCAAGGTTGGCATCGCTGCTACGCTGATAAGCCGTCATGACCAATTCGCCCTTCTCTATCTGGAACTGCACCAGACTCAGACACGGGGCTTGGTTGGTCTCCACCCCAGTGGAACCGAGGAACAGCACATAGTTCTTCGAGCTACGTTTCTCGCGGTTGATTTGGCAAATGAGTGGCGGCAGCTTCTTCAGATACGTCGGATAGCTGTTGACGAGTACCGGCCCGCAATAGTCCCACCAGCTGATGCCGGCCTCCCGGTATTTATCAACGTTGCGCTCGCCCTTCATGAAGAGCTGCAGTTCGCTCTTCAGTTTCTTCCTTGCGATGGGATGCCCCTCGAAAATGTCCAGAAGGTCAGCCGGGGTAAGCGTGAGCTTCTCATTGAGCAGGTAGCGTATTGTGCCTTTTTTGTTGGTCTGGGTTCTGCCGCAGGCCAATACCTTTTGCAGAAGTTGATAGTATTTGTTCATATTGTCGTGTTAAAACCACGGCAAAGATAGGAAGCAAGGGACGTAAAGCCATAGGTGCAGACGGCATTCATGCTGCAAGCGGCATGCAGTAGAACGGCACAAGACTACTTATCCCCCCTATGGACATTTCCCCCACACTCAGCCCGGAACCTCTTGATGAGGTCATAGACTTTTCGCTCGCAAACATGGTAACGCTGAGCAAGTACCACTACGATATATGATACCTTCTCGCCTTTTGAACGCATATTTGCATAGTCATTGTATAGTTCCACATAGTCGGCATCTTCAAGCCGGATACCTGCACGGCGTAGATTCTTAATCAATTCCCTGTTAAATTTCAGCACTTCAATTACCGTCATATCCAAAAAATATTTGTACCTTTGCACCGTCTCACTTATTAATAGCGCGTGGCGCACACAATAAAAAACCATCTGCTGGCGACGAGGGTATATGGCCCCCGGTTGTGCCAGTAGATGGTAACTTGTGTTAATTAGTAAGTGAGACGACTATTAACAGGCCGGGGGCTTTTTTTTACCGCCCACCCCCGCGGGCGTAAGTTCAGACAGCGTAATCTTCCATCTTGAAAGCATCCTTGAGTTTCCATCCGTCGGCAATGGTCTTTTGGATAAAGGTCAGTGCTGCGGTGTAGAATGTGCGGAAGTCTTCAAGTTGGCTGAAGACCAAGACAAGTATTAGATTATGAGCCATATTACTGCTGCTAAGGCACCACCGGCAACGGTGAGAAGCCAGTCGTTGAGGTCGAACTTGTTGCCATAGAGTCGATCTCTGAGTTCGAGGCAAGTGGCGGCAACGACGGCGGCATATATGCCGGCATAGGGTGAAGCTGTGAGCCACGAGACGATGAATCCGCCTATGAGGTGCTTGTAGTGGTTGGAATTTTTAATAAAATTGATTATCTGCTTCACTCGGCAATTTGAGCGAGCTCCATTGCTCTCGTTTGCAAGATAATTGAGAAATGCGATAATTTTCTTCACCTCAAATCCGCAACCCTACTAAAGTCTCAGAGCGTTGCGGCCCAAACCGCCAAGAATGCGATTTTTCTAGTTCGGACTGACTTTTTACCATGTGTTG